AGGGGTAAAAACTGAATAGGTTGGGTGAGTGTACCCAACTTGTTATACTCAGCTTTTTTGCCAGATTTAAGATCTAAAGCATTTAATATCTGCATGATTATGAGTTACTTATAAAAAAAAATAATGTCTCCAGCAGTGCTAGAAGAATAAGTATAAATACTTGGTGTAGTAAAAGTGGTTTCAAACACGTACATCTACTTTAAGTTTTTAAATGGTGAACGGGGTTTAGACATACCAGAACCAATTGATTGTGAACCTCCAATATGTCTAAAAGGGTTCAATTTTAATTTATAACTTTTTTCTGACTTTTCCAAATTTGAGTTTGCTTCTAAACGCTTATGTACCCCTCTGTTTGACTCCTGCACTTTTGCAAACGCTATAAGTGCACAGAATGCCACTAAACGGTCCACGTTTAAACCTTCATGGTATGCCTGCATCTCCTTTAAAAGCATGGGATCTGGAATACGCTCCACCCCAAACATCACTTTTGTTGTCTCTCCTTTTTCATTTATCTCCTCGTCTATTTCTTCTGTAAGATATTGAATACCATAGGATAAGAGGTGTTGCTTAAAGAGTGTCCCAGTGTTTTTCCATCCGTATGTTTGATATACAGTGGCATTAGATCCTAAATCTTTAAGGAATAAGATTTGGTCTTTTGGTACTAGATAGCGCTGTTTTTTTCTAGAAATCATATACTGGATGAATAGTGAGATATTATTTTCCACCACAGTCCAGGCATTATACCATTCAATTATTAGCTCTAAACGCTCATGTGTTTTATTGATGTCATCAAACCTCCCACACCAGCTAGCTACAATCTTATCATGTTCTACATATGTTTTACGGTCTCCATATCCGTCATCCTTTGTCACCTCCACCTTAGTTTTGTAAATAAAAATAGAACATAATGAATCTGAGGTGGTCGTCTTACCTTCCCCTACAGGGTCAATAGATGCATAATACATTCCAAACCCAGGATTAGAAACAGGTTTTTCCCAAACAACAATACATCCTTCTTTATCTTCTGCTGTCTTAGAAATAGGAAACTCGGAGATGGGAAGCTTTCTAGACTCTTGTGCAATAATCTTACCCTGTTCATTTTTGTAAAGATCTAATAACTCATAAGGATATTCTTTATCTTCTACACGTTGCATTTGTTTAGAAACCAAATGCTGAGGAAACTTAGACTCTTTTCTAAATGCAAATGCTTCTTCTATGTTTGTAGGTTTCTGAGATATACGTAATTGATACTGTTCAGGGTTTAACTCTTTCTTCCACTTTTCTCTTTCTTTTTTGATTGCTTCCAGAGCTTCTACCACTCTTGAATTTCCATATTCATCTATGAACGGTGGCATAGACCATTGTTCTGGAATAAAAAGTCCGCTCTTACCTATTGTACCTTTTGAGTCTAATAATGATGTTGTTACTGCCAACATATCATAAACCTCTGGATTCATGATAAAGTTCTTAAGAGGTTCGCATTGATCAAGATCACCCACAGATCCTGCAGCAATAAAAACTCCGGTAGTAATCATACCTGATTGCATAGCAGGACGCATATACTCGTATGTTTCATCCATCTTAGGAGCAATACCAGCTTCCTCATGAAAGAAGTAGGTTACGGGACCACCGACACCAGCTGTTGCATCTTTTTCAAATGATGTTCCTTGTAACACTGAAAACAATCCTCTAAATGTATCTCTGCCATTCACTCTCACTTTGATACGTTGCTGCCATGCTAACACTTTATCTGGGTCGTTAGGACGATACCATGCAGTGTGCTCATTCAAAAAGTTTTTATATTCATTGAGCATTCTCCATGTACCCTTTTCATTGATGTAGTCTTTAAGACTAGCACCTATTTTAAGAATCGCACCAGACTCAAACCAGTATTGATTAATAAGTTTACCAGCATGAAAATAGGAAGATGCTATCTGACGCTTTTTTAAAATAGGACAATGTTTATATTCTAGTTCTGCTAAACATTCGTACAACGCCATATGATACTGTGCGTCTCTCACTTTAGCAAAGTCAAATCTAGATTCTTCCTTGTCATAAATAGGAAGAAAGTTTAACCACATGTAGTAGTCTCTACTTAGATACCAAGTGTTATCCTTATTTTTAAAAATAACTCCTGACTTACATTTTGTTTTCTGATCGTCCCAATAGTTTATATAATCTTTAGTTCTTACAGGAGCTGAACAATAATATCCATCTTTTTGAAACTTTCTAGCTTGTTCATTAAAAAGAAAAGATGTCTCGTCAAATTTATACCCTATATCGGGACCTTCTTCTATAAATACAGAACGCACAAATTCTTTCCAATCATCTCTAGATTCAAATTCTGTAGTTTCCCACACACCATTATTCCACGTAGGAACTGTTTTATATACAGATAAATTCACTTGTCCTTAGTTTGATCCCATACATCTATTCCAGCAATAATAACCGCTATTATAGATAGTATAAAAATCCACACCGTAAATACATTTAATGCCATACTACTGATCATATGCTAGATTTTGACCTCCACGTACAGATGATTGTTGCTCTTCCATAAGATCTTTATACACTCCTTTATAACTCTGTCTAATAGCGTCAAAGTCTTTTGCTATACGTCCTATTTGAGCAATATTCCCATCTCGTCCATCAGTAATTTGTGTACTAGACATATATCTTGCTATATTATCTAATGCTTTTTTAATACCATAATATGCTCTAGATGTTTCTGTCTGATACATTTTTTCGCATAATTTCAATGCTCTAACTATCATATCTTCATCTGTAGAAAACTCTGCTCCTATTTCTTGTAATATTATTTCTTCTTTTTCTTCATCTGGAAAATGAAAAAAAGGATTAAGATCTGGATTTGGACAAGTCATATAAAAAAGATATGTATATATCTTATTACAATCGTCAGGAAAATTGTCCATTATATCTTTTAAAAATGCTAACGTATAACAATGTTCAGATGGTATCACCTGTCCATTTTGTATATCAAATAGTCTTATCATCTTTTTTAACTTGATGGTGATTATTAACTACGCCAGCAAATCCTTCTATATACTTTTGACCAGTTGGATAGTAAGCTTTAAAGTTAGCTTGTATTCTAAGCTCATCAATATGTATCCATTTTGTATTACCAGGTGAAGATTGATATTTAAAAATCTTTTCTCCTTCTGGAAGTCTTGCTGCTAAATAAAGATCAATAAGATCACTAAGATTATAAACTACTGGTTGCTGGTTTTCCATTTTATTAATTCACTTATTTCTGATTTTAAATAGGGTACATCATATTGCACAACGTCTAGTACAATTGGATCTCCATTTGTATCTAATGCTGTAATAGGATTGTCAAACTTATCTCTTCCTGCTTCTTCAAATAAAATGTGATGAAGAGTTAGGGTTCCTGCTTTTAGCTTTGGATTATGCTTCAGTATCATGTACATATACAAACTCAGTTGTAACGCATAATGATTAAAGTTACAATCGTCAAGGTGCGCTACTGGAGGAGACATCTTTTGCGAGACACCTTCCCAGTTTACATAACTTTCAATCTTAATTTCTTTGTTAGTTTTGTAGTCTGTAATGTTAACATGACCATTTACTATTTCTACTAAGTCAGACTGACCACAAAGACCAACAGATTTCAAATATACCATGTGCTCAGGATAGATGCCATCCTTAAGTTTTTGATCTGGCGCATACTTGATACCGTCTATTTCTACGGGTTTAAAAACAGGAACCGTAACTCCTTCCCTTTCTATTGTTTCTAAATGACAAAGATCAGCTTCTCTACAGTTATGATACCATGTACCAAGGTCTGTAGCACGTTTTGCTTCAGACTTCCAAGCACTTTTGATATCATCTGCGCTCATTCCATACCATTTACTCTTTTTATTGCGAGAAGACTTAAGAGCAATAGTATCCGCATCAAATGGTTGTTTAAAGTTAGAAATGAAACTAGTGACACTAGTCCAATCTACATTCTCTCCATTTAATGATACATACTCGTGCTTTTCTGGTTTAAATATTAAACTCATAATCCTAATTTTTCATTCAGTTTATCCTCTTCTTCCTCTGAAAGAACAGCTTTCCAATATCCTAGTGGACACTCAGAAGAAAGAGCTCTAGTCTTTAAAGATAAAGAACATCCACATCCTCCCATACCCTGATTACAACATGGTTGTGTTCCTGGCACTGCACATCCTTTACCACTACCATCATAAAGTGTGCATTCTTTACATACACTCAGTCTTTGCTCTGCAATCTCTTCTACATCTTCTCTTTTAAATATGGAATTGGTAATGCCCTCAATAATCTGACCCTTACTCTTCCATATCTGTATTATGTTCTTTTGTAGATTCATTGTTAAAGCGTTTATTAATTATTTCGCGTCTTCTACCACGTTCTTCATTTAACTTTTCTTTCACCTTACGCATCGTTTCTATTTCTGTAACCAATGTTTTCTTAATTCCGTATTCTTTAAAACTAGTGTTATCTAATTTTTCTAATAAACGACTATATTGCTCAATAGTAGCATCTAGTGCTTTCTCCTTAATATAAAAATTCCCAAGGTTTTGGACATGTACCGTGGGATTTTCTAAAGAAGAAAGACTAGATCTTAATGTCTTATAGAAAAAAGACATTACAGCATCCACCTCCTCAACAGATTTATCCATCTCCATTGCAAAGGATGGTAAAAGATTACGAAATTTATTGGGGTGCAATACTTAAAAATTTATAATCAAGAAAAACATTACCTTCCACTTGTATACGTAGATCTGGATTAATCCAAATCTTCTTCTTACTTTTTCCTTCTTTCTTAATCAAATTATTTTTCTCTGCTTTAATGATTGCATTACGTACAGATTGCGGACTCTTAAATATCCCCTTCTGATACACCTTAGTACAAAAGGTGTTAAGCTCTGAATCTTTTTCCAGAGCTAACATTGTGAGACATTTAAGATCCGCACTACTTAATGCAATATTCGAAAGAAAACAATGTGTAAGTATTTGATATTGCACCACCTGATCGAGAGACAGCTTTACGCGTTTCTCCACCTGATTGACAATAGCCATAGATTAGTCTTTTTTAAGCTTTCTCTTTGGCAACTGCTCCTCAGATTCTTCTTCATCTAAATCAGCATCAGAACCTGATTGTGGGTTTGTCACTTGCGCAATAAATGCTAAAGCATTCAACTCTTCAGCTCTGTCTTTTGCAATTTGCGTGTTAAGAGCTTGTAGTTTAGCTCTCACTTCAGCAATTTGAATCTGTTCGTTTAAATGTGTTACGAACTCTTCAACGGTTGGGATCTTTTTTTCCTCTGACATGTTTGTTGGTTTTAAAGTTTAAAATTATCATCGTCTTCATCATCACCCTCATTTTCTTCAGAATAGGTGAGATAGTTTTTCCAGATTTCTTGAAATGTCATATACGGGGTGTCAATAGTGTATGATTCACCCGCATCAGTGAATACAGTGGTACAATTAAACACTGGCTCTTCTTCATCATCAGATGCCACCTTTATTGCAATAACAACATCTAATAAAAAAGCAAAGGGTAACCATTTACCATTATCGTTTACACCCATAATACCCATGTCTTCTATGTTTATAGAATGACAATGTACATTACATGAATGCATCATATATCAAATTGTTTTTTGTCTTGTTTTTGGGAAAAATGATACTGATTGTAGTTGATGTACCTACTGCGATTTTGAGCTTTTATAATCTGTTCAGCTAAAACACGTTCTGCTATTCCATCTCTAACATCAATAACAGGAATATACACTGCTTGCCCATATTTGTTTTCTGTTTGGATATAATAAGAAAGTTGCCCCTCGTTCTGAACAGTCTTTGGCTTATTCATAATACACTTGGTTTATAATATAATATACTTAAAAAGTTTAAACTATACAAATTTAATCTGTATAACTCTTTAAATAATATTACTTATCCACACCTTGTGTATTGAACATAGAACTCCCCGTGTGATTTTTACACCACTCACATACTTTAATAGTTCAAACAGTTTTGTACTGTACGTTAGCATAATGCCTACACCCACGTGGAAACTAAAATCTCCGTGACCTCGGAACACATACCCTATGTGTAATGTTTCCACCTACAAAACTATTTTAAAGAACTATCGTTTTCGTACCTATTGGAGAAAACCAGTTTCACATCACAAGTTGTGTGCTACTCCCATAACCCAACGTCTACCATTCTAACTATCTTTGGACCATCGAACAGGATCACCCGCGTCTACAGGTGGGTACACTATAATATACCACAAATCTATATAAAATCCAAACACCCCCGGTTTGTAAACCCATATTCAACCCCCCACACCCTTTATTTTCTTTACATCTTTACATTCCGACGATGCAACTATATTGTGTGTGAGAGGGTGAGGACCATCTAATATCAAGACCCCAGCTAAAAAAACAAGCGGTGCTACCCCCGTATGTGCAGACCTAATGTTTTGAAAATCAATGTACAAGGAGGGTGAGAGTATTGTTTTAGAATGTTTATGTAATTTTTAGAAAGATGTAGAAATGATAACTATGTAAGTTTGGTATCGATATTTTTAATTTAAATTAGTAAGTTGTTGAGATTCAATGACTTACATCATTCTTACAGATGCAGAGTGAGAATGGTTCATGTATTAACCTCTAAAGGACGACCTTTAGCTCTCTTATTGCATAGGGAGTGATAGTCCGCGCTATTGGGGAGCAACTTGGTAGGTATATGCTCCCCTTATTTTGTATTTCTTAACTCAAAATAAAAGTCGTATGACACAGTACAATTGGAATTGGTGGTTCGTACTTTCAGTTTTCTGGGTATTAATCCACCTGATGCTTGCTATGATGGATGAGAGTAAGCAGATTATTACGCATTGGTTCTTTGTATTTGGTATGATCTTATCTATGTTAAACCTGCTATTCTGCGTTTACATAGGTAATCATCCTGATACCAGGGATTGATTGTAGAGAAAAGGGGATTTCCGCATTTCCCCTTTTCTTAACTATGTTATCTAAATTCTAATCATATGAAAAAGTTTATCGGAATCGCGCTATTCAGTATTTGGGTGATGCTGTTTATGCTTATGCTCGTAGAACCCTCAGATGACACAATGTATTGGAGTGATGAAAATCTAAACGGTGGATGGGTGGGGTATGCGTATGTTCTACTCGTACTCGGACTACCCTTCGTTTGGACCAGAGACTACTGGTGGAAGTAAACTATTTGAATGTAACAATTTTCCTTAACCTAAATCATTTGTTATGTACACCTACTTTATTGTAGTGGAAATCATCACCGTAAACTTCTCTTCACCAGAAGAGATTGATGTAGAACAGGACACCTTCGATGTGGTAGCTTGCGACGAACAGAGTGCTATTGAAGCGCTCAAGGAGCAAATCAACTACCATACAGAATGGGGTGCTCGTGGTATCAATCAACTGCAAGTTTGCGGTCGTCTAGAAGACGAGACCTTTTAATGGTTAGGAAACCCCGAAAGACGAAAGTCCGTAGGGGTTCTTATTTAAACTATATGAATTAGATATATATTTCCTTAACCTAAATCCATCATTATGGACAACAAAGTCATCATGCTTCCTTACGGGATTAGCTCCGTAAACATCGAGACATTCAAATTGTTCTACGCTAAAATCCGCGTGCGCGTAGACAAAGACACTCTTATGCCACCATTTGCTAACGCACAGGTTAGAACAGCAGATGCAGGTCAATGGTATTATGTACACATCCGCTGGATTACATCCGACACTAATGTACATAGTGCTAACATCCGGGAACTAAATATGTTCCTCAAATCTGTAATGCAACGCAGACTCGACATCAAATACGGGTTTGCTACGCCAGCAGAAGAGTCATCTGCTATGGACCATTGGTTCGAGCAAATGAAACAGAAAGACGACTACGACAGATTTATGCAGGATTTAAAGAACGAAAAAGAATTAAATGCATTTGAAATGCAGTCTTACGAAGGTTGACACAAAGGGGGGTTATTCCCCCTTTTTTACATCCCGCTTTATTTCACTCTGCTACGCAGGACACCTTTACTATCGTGCATCTTGCGTTTATCACACAGTATCAAAGCTGTAAGTTTAAACTATATAAATGCGTAATCTTTTTTTTTAATTTTAAATTCAAATTGTATGGCAAAGACGCTAACAATCGTAGGTCTCACCAATCCTACTCAATTATTTGGTGCTAATGCAACTGCGTACGCTATGTTTTCCGCAGTATGCGACGGTAACTCCCTCGAAATCGGAGTGACCCACAACTCTCTAACTCGTGCAGGTTATGACACTGCACCTGAAAGCTTATCTCGTTTGGTAGGTTGCTCTGTTAAGACGAAAGACTTCGTTGACCGTGAGACAGGTGCAATCATCAACGGAGACGAGAGAGTGGAAATGGCGCTCGAAGGTAAACAGCGTTTAGTGCTGTTCAATTCCCTCAATCACACGATTGAGCGTAGTGACATCTACAAGGAAGAGAACATCGAACTGCTCGCTCGCACCAACGCGCAAGTGAAGATTGCGAAAGAGCGTGAGATTATGAACGCAAAGAAACTCGCTTTGCTCGCACGCATAGCATCCCGCCCTGCTGTTGCTGATGCTCCCGATACAGATGAAACACCATCTGCGGAGCAACCCGCTGAACTGACGCTTGAAACAGAAAGCGCTCCGTTCTAATCACTAACATAAGAACCCTCGCTCACATAGACGGGGGTTCTTTTTTCTTTTTCACCACATCACATCCGCACCTTGTACGGACAATATACGAACTGCACCTACACGTGTCGGGTGTCACAGTGCAAATGCATAGATTTACAGGATTAAACGACGTAATTCGTTGAATGTGAAGCAGTTAGAGAGTGGGTGGACTCCTCAGTGGTATTTCTATGGGTGGGAGAAAGTGGTAGAAAGTGTAAATGTGTCATCGCCAGTAGATGGCTATAGATATATATGTATTAAGATCTGTTTCCTATGTGTCTATTATAGACATACAGGGATAATGATATAATAAAACTGTTATAGTGTATGTATAAGATGTTGTTTGTGTTATTAGGGGTGTTATTAGCCTCTTGTAGCACCCGTCAAGCACCCGCTGAATGTTGTAAATCCTGGCACTACCAAGTCACACTTGAAGATAGTGCTATGGTGATATCTGACCACGGACGTCATGTAGCCACTGTCCCATATGAAAAGACAGGAGTGTTAGATAGCGTGTTTATGGCAGATAATGAATGATAGTATACCCACTGTGTCCGGAGACGCAAGTGCCTTCTCCTTTTTTAAGGACATAGTTAGGGGTGATACCAGACTACTGGTTTGTCTGTGAAGGTAGTATATCCTTTTATAAGGAGATTCACAGAACTTTTAATGCGTCATAATCTGTTTCCCAAGGACAGACAGTGGTAATTAGGTCTGCATATATGGTGACATATGTGTGTTTAGCATACCATTGAACGCAGAGGGGAAGTAATGTAAATTCTATCATATGAATAAGATCCCTGGAGCGTACATCCTTATGTACATCGCATTTCTACTCACTGTAGCATCCTTGTTCTCCTCCTGTGCCACTAATGGATATGGATGTAAAGGACGCTCAAAGATTATTACTCGCGTAAAGCAGTAATAGGTAAGCATAAGCAATACGGGGGGTGTCTCTACACTCCCCTTTTATTTGTATTTTTTAATCCACCATAAAACCCGTTAAAAATCATGGGAAGACGTAAAAAATATCAGTATTACACTGATAGTCAGCTAAAAGAGTTAGCTACACTCTCTACCAGAAAAGAACTTAGATCCTTTTCTCGGACAACGAAGCACAGTTATGCCTCTGTATACGCTTATTGGCGTAAACTAACAGGTAAAAGATTAACAGACATAGATCCGACTGTTAAACTTGGTAAACCCCTAGGATCTAAAACTGTGAGAGCAAACGATGTGTACACCACACCAACTGTTATTGAAACAGAAGGTAACACCATCTATGTTCCCATCAAAAGCATTTCTATTATGAACTACGCAGATGGAGTGCAGAGATTGGTGATCACATATTAACCAGTATGGTAGCAAGGAGAGGTTCGATTCCTCTCCCTGGTTCTGAAACCCTTATTTTAAACCCTAAATTCATCTTTGTATGAAAAACAAAAAAAAGAATGACAGTAACAAACTCACTGTCAAAAGAAAAGCTCTAGTAATAGAGAAAGGTAAAATGCGAGTCACTCCCGATGAACCTCAAACTGAGGAGCAATCATCAAAAGAAAAAGGTCAGCGTAACACCTATAGTAGAAAGATGCGCGATTTATTTAATGTAAAGATCCTTGAGAAAGTAGCGAAGATTGGTTTTAAGTTCTTAGAAGGTATCAACCGTGCCATTATTCCTGCTCAAGTGACACTTCTTGCAACATCTATACAACTAATGGGGATCATCCGTCCTGTTGTAGTTGCATATCTTGATTTTGCTGGTCTTAAAGGTTGGTACATTATTGATGGTCAACACCTCTATTTTGCTCTTCTTCGTCTAAATATGGATATTCCATATGTAGAGATAGAAATCAAAAACGAAGAAGAATTAGTAGAGAAAACAGCATTGTTAAACTCAAGTTCTAAGTCATGGCAGTTAAAAGACTATATCCAAATATGGTCATTTATCCGTCCTGATTATAAGAAACTATCTCACTACTTTAATCAGTATGATCTTGAAGTGCAAACTATTGCTTCTATTCTTAGTGGTAGAAATGCTGGTAGTGGTGGAGTAAACTCGGTTATCAAGAAGGGTACATTTAAAGTGAAAAACGAAGATAGAGCAGTACAAATCTTAGATTTTGTAACTGATGTATTGAACATTGTACCTCGTATGGACCGTATTTCTAATAAGTTCTTTGTAGGTGCTTATGTAGAATACGTAACCCAAAACTTTTCCACTTATAATCACACAAGATTTTGTAACTATCTGAAAAAGAATAGTGAAAAACTCACATTTGTTAATGGAGATAAAGATAACATCTTTAACTTTTTTAATGAGTGTGCTTAACTAGAATGGTTCTAGAGGGGGTTCGATTCCCCCTCCTAGTTCTAAAACTTAAATCTATGGATATTGAAACCCTAAAATCTGAATTAATTGAAAAATTAAAAGCTGAAGTACAAGCTAATACATCAGAAAAAGAAATTCTTTACAAGCTTTTCTTTGACATGAAAAAAGATGTAACAGAATTAAAACGCATGTTTGTAAAAATACTACAGGATGAGCTAGAAAAAAAAGAGATAGACACTTTTAAATATGAACCATTAAAAGTACCTTCTGAAGAATATAAGAATAACCGATATGAAGACGATGAAGAAAATATTCTTTCTATGATAGTACTGGAAAAAGGATCTATAATTAATGCTTTAAGAAGACATAAAGGACATAGAGATAATGCTGCTGAAGCTCTTGGTATTAGTGCTCGTACTTTATATCGTAAAATAAGAGAATACGATATTGAATAATAATTTATCAGCATGGTGTTAAGGGTGGTTCGATTCCACCCCTGATGCAAAGATGTAAAACACACATCCTGGAACGAAACGTAGAAAAACCGGAACCGTATTGGCGGTCACTCTGATTTAGCTTAGTACAGAATACTAGTTTCTGGAACGCGTCAGCTCATCCCGTATAGTCGCTCCTATAACTTCTACTCAAGTAGTTCCAACGCAGGAGGTAATGTAATTGTCTCCTGCTTTTTTTGTAATTAATAACCTAAACATATGGAAACCCAACATCAATTCATTCAAAATGCACTATCTGATATGTTAGATAGTACAATCACTGGCACTATTGAAGTGCTAAAAAACATTAGTGATGCAAGAATCCCAGCACCTGTTAGAGTGATGCTATTAGAGCGTCTATCTGATAGCTGGACTAAGTCACCTGTTACATTAAATGTACCAAAGTCTCTCAAGGACTTGTGCAAGTATGCACACAACAACGCTGACTTTTCTATAAAGTGCGGTGTAGTGACAAGCTTCTTACTCACTGTTAAAAATGGTGTATCCTATGGAAAAAACAACAATTAGAATAGAAAAGATTGCTTACGAGGATATAGAAGCAGGAGACACCATTGAGATATTACATACAGGTGGACATGCGTATGTTACAAAAGGTAGCACTTATACAGTGAAAGCTAAATCAAGTAGCACCACTCATGATGGTATTTTTAATCTATTCTTTTATGGTGATAAAAATGAACCAATTAGATGGAGTTGTACCAACACCTACTTTAATGTAATTAGAACAGTTAAAAAAGAACAGAGTATTCAAAAACCCCCTAAAATAGAAACGAAGATGAGTAACACTTCAACAACAACGGGATTTCAAGTGATGATTCCCGAACAAGCAATTCAAGAACGTGTCGATAAACTTGTTATGTACAAGCTCAGACACGAAAAAATCCACGGTATATTGTCTGATGTCGTGGTATCAGAAAAAGACAAACTAACCAAACAGTTAAAGAAGGAGCTGTTGGAAGCACTTAAAGACGACTACTCTAGTAAGAAAGAAAAGATTATTGAGTCGTTTTTAGAGAGCAAACGCACACAGATTCACTTAAAAGGTGAATTGAAAGCAGTAATTGACAATCCTTCTGCACACAAAGAACTTCCGAAGCTCATCAGTTATCTGCAACTGTTTAAGCAAGCTATGATTGTAGGACCTACAGGTTCTGGTAAATCAACGCTAGCAAAACAAGCTGCTGATTCTATGCAGCTTCGCTATGCATCCTTCTCCTGTAATATGGAGGCATCTAAGTCAGAGTTGGTGGGATTTGCTAATCTCAACGGTTATGTTACATCACAGTTCCTAGACTTCTATGAGAACGGTGGTTTGTTTCTAATCGATGAGTATGATGCAATGTCACCATCTATTGCTGTAGTGCTTAACGCTGTATTTGACAGAAGCGGACAGATCTCTGTACCTAATAGACAAGGTAATCCTATTGCTAAAAAGCATAAGGATTTCTTCTGTATTCTAGCAGGTAATACGTGGGGATCAGGTTCTGTTGAATATCAGGGTAGAGAGATGCAGGATATGGCATTCCTCGATCGTTTTAAACTGTGTCGTATATTCATCGACTATGATGAGAACATCGAGAAGAGCATTGCTGGTGATCATTATGTATGGATGCAGGGCATCAGAGCATTTATGAACTCTCACGTAGAAAGCGAGAAGTTCTCAACGCGCTCTGTGTTTGATGCATCTACATTACTGTTCAACAATTTCTGTAAGCAGGATATCCTAAATATGATTTCTAGTCATTGGGATGAAGAGCTTCAGAAAAAGCTAAAAAACACTGTTGGAGTGTCCTGATGGATGGGTTATAGCAAGGGGGCGTAAAAACCCCTTTGCTTTTTTTTAACTTTAAAATAAATCATATGAAAAGATTTATAAAAGATGATACATATCATATTATGTATGAATCTGTTGCAGATTTCTTTGCTAATACTGATATAGATAATCCTCCTGCCACTATGCACCCTAGAAATCAAGGTCAATTGGATAATATGACAGATGATTCAAGCTGGCGTTATGGTGACGAAAAAAGTAAAGATGGTTTTCACACTACGAGATTTGATCCTAAGAAGGGTAAAGATATGTGTCTAGCTGAGGTGAAGAAAACTATGGCTGATAAGAAGTATAAAGATCTTATTAGACAAGCACGCACCTACCGTAAACGCATAGAGTTTACTGATCACGGGTTCAGACTGAATGTTCCAAAAGCACTCAGTGGTGAGGATAGATATTTTGGTGTTTACAAGAACGCTAGAAAGCCTGTTGTAAAGATTGCTATTAACATCTGTGGTTCTGCGTGTGTAGATCAAGAATCATTTCGTAAGGTGGCAGCAACAGCAATCCCTACCATCTATGCGCTAGAGCAAGCAGGTATTGCGACAGAGGTGTGGTATTGTTCTTTTTCAGCAGATACATACAGAGATCCTAAAGTAGCAGGTAAGTATTGTTTGGTGCATGCAAAGATTAAGTCTGCACAAGAGCGCTTTAACTGGACCACCTTTGCTCCTGTATTTACATTAGGATCTTTCCGTGAGTCTGTGTTTCTTGCTGAAATATTTAGTGAGTTCCACATTAGTGGTGGTTTAGGTTGCCCGATGAAGGACAGTGATATCAAAAGCAAAGAAAACTTTGGATATACAGCTGTCATTGGTCTTAATGCTGTTGGTCCTGTTAAGCAGGTAAACTCTATTTTCGAACAACTTCACAAAACTAAGTCATGAAATCTTATCTTTTAGACGAGAACAAGAATCCATACGTTGTGAGTTTCGATGAGTTCCGAAAAGGAATGACTGATGATATGAAACGTGTTGCTATTGATTATATAGACAACATTAAAATATCAACAGTCTTCCTTGGATGGGATCATTCATTTATGGACGAATCAACACCCATATTATTTGAGACAATGATATTTGGTGGACAGTACGACGAGTTTCAACGTCGATATAAAACGTATAACGAGTCACTGCAAGGTCACACTGAAGCAGTGGAAATGGTAAAACAATCTTTCACCCCTAAAACTACCGATAATGGTAAAATTTGATCACTCAGCAGGTAATGTCCAAGCTGCTTTGAGTATTCCAGATCACAGATCTGATGTATTGGACGCAAAGGTGTTATTTAGTATAATTAATCAAGCGATGATGATTCGTGATTTGTTTGATGATCCTGATGATGCTCCTTCAAATCTTCGTACAAAAACAGGAGTTATTGAAAAAATTCTTGATGAAGCGAGGACTGATAATGAGCGTGTTTATCTTGTATGGGAGTATTCTCGTCTTGACTTGAGAATGGATACCGACAAGAAGCTACAGCACGTTCTTGCTGGTATGACTATGCTTTATAAAGCTGTAGATGGTGATGAAGATAAGTTTATAGAAAAATTCATCAGCTACAAAAATGAAGCAAAAGCTCATAAGGATAAGCACGGTGATGACGAGGATGATGATTGATAATATAAGCTCCTGGGAAATTATTCCTGGGAGCTTTTTTAAAACTCTTGTATGAAAAGACTTAAAGTTAAATCAGAAGCACAGATTGATAAGTCGTTATGGTATATAGTTGTAGATGGTATTAAAATATTTCATGGTGATAAAATAAAAGTAAAGCTATTTAGAGGAGACGAAGATGATCCAGATGAAACAGTTGAAATTACAGATGCAATGCTTTGTATTAATAAGGTGAATCTTGAAGATAGAGCTTTTAGAGCATGGATATGTCACGATGATGATGATTGGAATGGTTGCACTGAAGCTAATGAAAAATTTGAGTATGAATATGGTTGGGTATTTGATGTAGATCAAGCTGGAATTATAACATCTAATGATACTGAGTGGATTTTACCATTATATGAAAGAAACTATGTCACCATTAATGATGTAGAATATCACGAGGGGTGTCTTGTACAAGCAACTATTGGTAGTCCTAGCTCAACAAAAGATGTAGTAGTTGGTCGCGTTAACATTGTTAATATTACACCTGCTCACAGTGAGTTTGTTATATGTCAAGATATTCGTACAGGAAGTGATAAGTTTGTTATGCCTCGGATATCAGGTGTAAAGAGTATGTATGGTTTTAAACATTCTTGGTCTGTAATGGTAAAGAATAATAAGATCTGTACAAATGACACTAAAGATCTCAAAATCATATACACTGCTGATTATCTATCATTTATAAATAGAACTGCTAGTGATGAACCTGTTCCTATAACAGTAGATTCCGATGTGGATGATGATCCAATGCCAGAAGATTGGACTCCATCTGAAAAAGATTTGATATTTTTGAAATAGACCGTGTTATGGAGGTCTATAATCTGACATAACAAACCCCTATATTACTTACTTATCAGATTGGGTTTTGGTCTAGGAATGAATATGGGGGTATATAGTCAGGTGGCGGAATTGTTTTCTCAAGGATTGTTTTTCCGTGGTGGTACTTCATAGGTTCGAATCCTGTCCTGACTACACGTTCCAGCTCAATCACTGGATAGTATGCCTAATACGATGAGAAACGGTATGATAACCGTATAGGTAAGTGGCGGTTACTTGGTAACAGCAGGTTGACTATACCTGATGATGAACTTCTGAACAGTCTATTCCTAACCTACGCAGAATCACTGCAAGGGGACAGCCATGACACTTGTAAGTTGGATAGATAAGAGTGTTATTTTAAAACCTATTGTTATGAAAATTCTACACATTAGCGACACGCACAGCTTCCATCATATGATACCTGACGAAAGGTTTGATGGTGTTGATGTGGTGGTACACAGCGGGGACTGCTCCAACTGGAGAGATCCATATAGAAACAGAGAAGAGGTGCTCAACTTTGTAGAATGGTATCAGTCTGTACCTGTAAAGCATAAGATTTATGTAGCAGGTAACCACGATACATCTATCGAAAGGAACTTAGTTACCCCAGCACATTTTGCTCAAGCTGAAATCATCTATCTAGAGAATGCTGCCACCACTATTAATGGTGTAGTTTTCTACGGAACTCCTGTTACACCAACGTTTGGTGACTGGGCATTTATGAAAGCTAGAGATAAAACTCACGCAGTGTGGCAGAAAATACCAGAGTATACTGATGTGCTTGTTGTACACGGTCCTCCCAAGGGTATCCGTGATCTAAGCTATGATAGACAGAATAACCTAGAGATGTGTGGTGACTTATCACTGATGAAGCGTTGTTATGCTCTAAAAGATACGCTTAAGCTGGTATGCTTTGGTCATATACACAACTATAAAGACCTTAATAATCAAGGAGTTAGTCACTTCTCTAATACTCCCACCGTGTTTTCTAACGCTGCGTGTGTAGAGGATGGTGAGTTTGAGAAGGGGTTAATATCCTTTGGTAATATCCTATCTCTATAATTATATGTAAAAGTGTATAATAATGCACCTTTATTCGGAATTATACCGAATTAGGTATAGTTTTTTAACAATAAGTGCAATATAATGTCCCTTATAACGGACAAAAACCCCATATTTTGTGCATTATAACGCACATTAACGTTTAAAAAAAATAATATGAAAGAAAAAACAGCAGTAGAACTACTCATCAAAGAGATTCAAGATGAGCAACCCAAATCAAAAGCTATTTGGGACATTACATACGAACAAGCACGTATAATGGAGAGAAGTCTGCTTAGACAGTTCTTTATTATGGGTGGACAGCAAGCATGGAATGCTGGAAGAGGAAAAGACTTCAAAACATTTGAAGAGATTTACGAAGAAACATTTAATAATCCAAAACAATAACAATGGAAACACTATTAATGGGATATGCTGCAGTGGACTCTGGTCAGCTCCTAATCTGCGATCCTTGCTATATAGATAGCGAGTGGCAGAAAGAAGACTTTGAAGACATCCGTATCTATCAGCACAAAACTACAGGTGATAGATTACAGTATCGTGTAGATTTTGAAAACTACGAAAGCGTTATTCCTAAGTATGGAAAGACAATGAACGAGCTTAACTCCACTGGTGAGTGGGTGCTTATTGAAGAGCACGAACCAAAAGCTCCTTTTAGTTATAATGCTTGCGCTATGCATACACTATCTGAAGATGGATTTGGTGAACTAAAGTTTAAGATGGGGCATACTGGTGCAGGTGTAGCATTTTCCACTGTGATAGGTGATGGAATGTATCCTGTATATGGTAACTTCACTAGTGATGGTTATCTTAAAAGCGTAGAAATTAAAATCTTTGACGAAGAATAAAACCATTTATATGGAAGAGAATGTATACAATTATGTATTCCACTACAATTCAATGACTAAAAACTGGTCAGCTATTCCTAGAGATAAATATCAAGAGTATTGGTCTAATCCAAATACTCCAGGTATACTTAAGTCTAGCAATATTAAAACACTAGTGGAACTTATAGGAAAAGGGGAAGACTTTGTAAAGTCCATCAAGTCAAAATCCCGTGCAAAAACACAAATGGACGATTTAGAAACGTATCGTAGAGGTAGAGATAAATATTAACATATGAGACTGCAAATCAGTGAGTTACACAGTACATTCTATATTCTTCCTGCACTACGTATATGGCATGAAAGAACATACGAAGAAGAACTATGTAATCTTTCTATAGAAATTCTTTGGTTTAATCGTGGTCTTGAACTAATTTTAATCGACAAATGAAACTAAAAGCATTACAGTATATCATTACGGATGAGTTTGTACATTTTACAGATGACGGTTCATACACCACATCTTTAATACCACAGCTCTATCCTATGACATTTACTAAACAAACTGCTAAAGATCTCTTACAAGATGAGAGTATGCCTTGGGATTTATTTAAAGAAGTCACACTTGAAATAACTATATCAGATGACGAAGGCTAAACTTATAAAGAACCTAAACATTAAGGTTCCAGTATATTACTACATTGATGACGCGGATAATAAAAAACCACGTATTATACATGTAGATGAAGAAGAAATTGTCAGAGAGTTTAATGATCAGCTGGATAACATTATGGAAATGTTTGACGAGCAAGACGCTGATTCAGAATAATTCTTGGGGGTGCATGGATTTGACAGCTATGCAGTCGGTATGTACACATGCAGTGGGATGGTTCTCCAACCACTTTAATCTCGGAATCAACTAATAAACGCAATGACTCAGTCTGAGCGTGTAGCAGAAGGTGAAGCAATCCTTGCTTCTATCTTCGGTGAAGTAGCAATCGCTGCCTAACCTACGGGGTAGTCATACCTGGCAACAGAAACTGACAAGTAGTTTTCCTAGTAGTCATAAAACTAGGTGGTGGATGCGACCTCTTGGTTCCCTATACTGATCAGCTTGCAGATCTAAGCATGTGAGACGTTGTATGTACAGGTTCTTAGTTGGACACGGGTTCGATTCCCGTCACCTCCACTGTTTTTTTTCATATGACAAGCAATCAACCCCGGTGTTTCTACACTGGGGACATTTTTTAAATCTAAAAACTAAACTATGTTAAAGTTTATTTACTACTGGGTAGGAGTGATGTTATCAATTCCTATTATTTTATGGGCAGCTATTACAAGTCTTCTTGTATGGAACGCTGACTACTTTGATGAAATGTGTGAAGGTGTGTTTGGTAAACTCGATAAGACTAGAGATTTATGAAGGTAAGAGTTTACGATACTTATGGTGATGACTGTGTAGAAAACTACACGATTATAGAAACAGAAAATGAAAAGACAGGTAACCCTGTATATAATCTCGTTAGATCTGGTGCAGCGTGGAATGATCACGCAAAAGGACAAACAGCAATATCTGCTGAAGATACAGGAAGTGGTTATAAAATAACTAATGTAAATTCCAAAGAAATGGGGTATGATGTTGTATCAGAACTATACATCCTACTATCATATTTAAATACATTAGGTACAGGACTCTATAAGGGACAAATAGAGATTATTACTGATTACGAAACAGTACATATATGAAATATGATCTAATTATACAAAACTATAAAGAAGAACTAATCGAAAATATCCGAAGAGAAATAAATAAAACAGGAAATATAAGTGCTTATATACAAATTATGGGAATAAAAGAAGATGTAGACCAACTTGCAATAGTTCATATTGAAACAGATTTTAAAGGAGAAGAAGATAAAGAGTTCTTTATGTCAGAAGGTATTCCAGTAATATGCAAAAAGATAAAAAAGCACAATATTAGTCCTATATGTATTTCTTTTGTAGCAGAAGCTTGGATGAGAATATTCAACAAAGAAAAACAACAAGAGAGTAAAGAGGAAGTTGTTATTATCAATATAAGTACTGAAGAAGGCGATGATGTAATTGTATATAATATCACACGCCATCCATATGAGGTGGATGAGAATGGTGATCTTAAATCAACAGTAGAATTGACCGAATCAGATAGAGTTAAAGACAAAGGAGAATCCCAAAAAACTGCTGGTAGATTTACAAATCTATATCACAAGTTTATAAATGGATTAATTGATTAATTAAAATAAGAGTATATGCTGAAGCTATTTAAGAAGCTGCTAGGAATTGATAGACTTGAACGCGAGAATGAAGAGCTTAAAAGAAAGCTTGAAGAGCGTCAGTTAGCTATTAACAAAACCAACGCTTACTGGAAAGGAGTGGTAAGAGATCTGAAAAAAAAGAAGGTATAGCTGTATACTGCTGAATTGTTAGCGTAAGCTATTGGAAATGTGACAGTTATCTATTAAATTCGTATAGAAATTAATAGTAATGCTGTACAGTCTACCAAATGGTAAGGTGATTGAAATATCTGTAGAGCAGTATCTTGAGATGGATGATGAGGAATTTGAGTTTTTGCTGTCCATTAACTATGGTGAACCAATTGAAGATCCATTCTTTGGATCTATATTAGAAGGTAAAGTCACCAGATTTGATCCAGAAGATAACTTTGTTCCTCCAGTAGATAAGATTGTAGAAGATGCTGTTGAACCTGATATCGATTACACACCTGATGAAGAATAACATATAGTAAATCAAGTATTTACACACCAACTCTAAAAAGAGGGGATAGGATTTCTATCCCCTTTTTTATTTATAAACCCTTAAATCAATGTCAAATGACAAGGAAGAAACCCAAAAAACCCTCTAACCAATTCAAAACAATTAGCGTTGAAGCTAACAAGATGTCTGTTATCTATACAGACACAAACAAGCATTATGTTTACAAGCTTGAAAATCAAACACCTACAAAAGAACTTGTTTTATTTGGCAAGGTGTACAAAGGACAAAGAGCTCTATCCAGTAAAGATGACTTTTTATCACCCACGCACAGGAGAATCCTTAATGACATTTTGTATTCTAAACACAGATATACAGATAAGCAGATAAAGGAAATGCCTTTAATACGTCAGTATTATATTCTAGACGTAGCAAGAAAGGTGGAGAAAGTGCTATATAACTGGAAGAAAGAAATTATTAGCACAAGACTAGACAACCTGCTGTTAAAACTATTCCCTCATTCAAAATTTATGAAGCAGTTTGTTGACGTCTGCAAAGAAAACCCAGTGGGAACTGATGTTAGTAGAACAGATATTCGTACCTTAGTGTCCGAACAGGAGATTGTAGAATATCTGCGTCTAAAAGGTCTGTTCCCCAAACAATGACTCAACTTAATTTAACTAATCAAGAGATCATCTTTTTATTCTTTACAGCAAAGACTATTAAAGAACAGTATGAAAAAGTGTATGAAGACCATAAAGTGGATCAAAAAATACCTACTAAACACGGTATTATTAATGTAGAAACAGAAGTACCTGAAAAAGTACTTGATGAAATGCTACAGAGTAATCATTATCTATATATGAAATCCATACACGATAAACTAAAACCGGTTTACGAAATTATCAAAGATGTACAACCGGAACTTGCTGAAGAAGTGGAGATGATCTTTCCAAGCCACAATTACTAAAATGGAAACAATTTTTGTTACAATCAATCAAGAAACTAAACTGGTATTATTACCACAAACAACAGCAGAAAGAATATTACTTGAAGACCTCTTAAAAAGAGGGAGTGTAATTGCTAATATGATTAAAGGACCTGTAGATATTATGGGTAGACCTGCTATAGGTGGTATGTTAATAGAATCATCAATAGAATATGATCCAATCAAAACTCAAGAACTGCGCTCAATGCAATCAGATGAAATACATTTGGAAGAGCGAAGGGAAGCAGAAATATTGTAAAGAATGCTGGTATTCAATTAATCCTCCCGATAAACCAAAACAACGCACACCTGTAAAAAAGGTGAGTGATAAAAGAAAGAAGGAAATGTCAGTCTACGATAAACGTAGATTGGCATTTCTTGCTTTAAATAAGTTTTGTCAAGCTAATTTACCTAGTTGTACAAAGGTGGCAACTGAAGTACATCATAAGCGTGGTAGAGTGGGTGATGATTATCTAAACATTTCAACCTGGTTAGCTGCTTGCAATAGTTGTCATAGATGGATAGAACTCCATCCTATTGAAGCAAAAGAACTGGGACTATCTGAATCACGATTAAACATTAAAAATGAGTAAAAGAGATGAAGTACAAGCTGAAGCACTTGCAGAAGCACTTAAATATAAAAGATGTGGATTAGGGATATCTATGGGGGTTGGTAAAACTCTTATAGGTTTAAAATACCTTGAACACTATCATAAGATAACAGAGAAGATACATAAGATATTAGTGGTAGCACCAAAGTTGAGCATTTTTGAATCTTGGAAACAAGATGCAGAAAGATTTCATATTTCTAAATCACTAATGAAACGTATTGAATATACTACGTATGTATCTTTAAACAAAAAAGATCCAAAAGAGTATACATATATTGTATTAGATGAATGTCATAGTTTATTACATTCTCACGAACCTTTTTTAGAAGAATATAACGGATATATACTAGGACTTACTGGTACACCTCCACGCTGGAGAGATTCAGAGAAAGGACGTATGGTAAATAGATTCTGTCCTATTGTATATAAGTATATGACTGACTATGCTGTAGAGGATCAAATTCTTAATGACTATAAGATAGTAGTACACGAACTATATCTTGATGCTAGAAAAAATCTTAAGATTGAAAGTAAAGGTAAAAGTTGGTGGACATCAGAGTTTGATTCGTATGAGTATTGGACAAGAAGAATAGCTGGTGCTAAGACACAAAAAGCTAAGCAAATAACTAGTGTTCTTCGTATGAAGTCTATGATGGATTATCTTAGTAAAGAGGTATATGCTAAAAAACTATTAGATAGTTCAGAAGAAAAATGTATTCTGTTTGCTAATACGATAGCTCAAGCTCGTAGGATATGTCCTATTACTTATGACTCTGCAAATCCTGATAGTGAAGAAAACCTGCAAGCATTCTCTGCTGGTAGAATAACTAAGCTATCCTGTGTACTGCAGTTAAATGAGGGTGTAAATATAAAAGGACTAAAAGAAGGTATTATTATGCACGCTTACGGTAATGAACGCAAGAGTTCGCAAAGAATAGGACGACTACTACGTTTAAATCCAGATGAGTGTGCTATTATTCACATCCTGTGCTATAAAGGTACAGTTGATGAGAAATGGATTACAGAAGCTCTCAAGGATTTTGATAGCTCTAAAATAACCTGGGTTAAACAAGGTGAAAAAATTCTAAACTTATGAGAAAGAATACGTTGATGACCATATTAGAAAAAAAGAATGGTCAAATTGATTATCTAACAGCTGCTGATAAAATAAAGTATGAAGCTTTTATAAATAACCTACCTGAAGGTTATAAGCTAGAAGTTTATATGGAAGTTCAAAGCGATGATGGTAGTCTTGCACAGCTTGCAAAGATTCACGCGATGATTAGAGAACTATCGCAACATATTGGAGAAACTTTTGAAGATATGAAACTGATAGTTAAACGCAGAGCTGGTATATGTATTGAAAAAGAAATAGAGGGAGAAACCTTTCTCTATTGTAAAAGCTTTGGTAAATGCAGTAAGGAAGAACTATCTCTTGTAATAGAGACTATTGTATCTATAGGTCAAGCGATTGATTATCCTATAGGTTAGCAGTGGGAGCATCAGTGGTGGTAGGTGTAACTTCTATATCTACCATCTCTGTATGTCCTTGCTCTTTAGCTTTTGTTTCTATTTCAGAACACAAGATCATCATTGTTTCTACAACGGTCTCCCATTCTGAAAAATTCTCATCAGAAACTTCATCATTTAATTTATCGATAAGATCTGTAAGAGAATCTTTATCTTCTATAGAAGCTATAAAGTTTAAAACCTGCTGGATTCTTTTATAAAAACTACCACTTAGTTTTATATCTATGATTCCTTCATTCTTTATTCTTTCAATCTGTAACTTTTCCATACAATATTTGTTACATCAAATATACAAACTTATGACAACAACTGAAGAAAAAACAGGTATTATACAAGATACCAAAACAAAACTTATAGCAAAACTACAAGAATCAGGATGGGGGGATGTACTAAAACTATTCCTCAACAGTACTGATTTTGAACAAGTTATACAAAAATTGTATGACGAGGTTACAATGGACAGGAGATTTACTCCTGGATTAAAGTATGTATTCAGAGCATTTGAACAATGTGCTTGGAGTAAAACTAAGGTGGTGATAATAGGACAAGATCCTTATTTCACTCCTGGTGTAGCAGATGGTATTGCGTTTTCCTGTGGAATAACAGGTAAAGCACAACCCAGTTTAAAGTATATGTTTAATGCATTAGGATCACATGAACAAGATCCCGATCTTACACGTTGGGCTAATCAGGGTGTCTTACTCCTTAATTCAGCACTCACTGTGCAGATGAATAAACCAGGTACACACTATGGAATTTGGAAAGATTTCCTGATATTTGTTATAGATCAGATAAGAGCAAAGAAAGATGATGTACTATTTGTTCTGTTAGGTAAACAAGCAGAAACATTCAGAGAGTATATAGAAAGTCCTATACTGGGAGCTTCTGCATATCAACATCCAATTATATCTGTATCACATCCTGCATCTGCAGCGTATAAAAAAGATAAAGACTGGGATGGTGGTCATATATTTAATGATATAAATACGTGGTTAGCATCTAAGAATCTTGGTGGTATATCTTGGTAGTAAAGGAAAAGGGTCCCGATTATGGGACCCTTACTTTTGCTTAGGCAGCTTACAGAAGATGTTGAGGGGGTGTGTAAGCTTATGTAAATGTTAACCTAAGACGTACGATCTTTATTTAAGTACTTGGACAACAAGATATAGGATGCAAAGAAGGAAGCGGAGATTCCATAGAAGATAAGATCTGCTACCCAGAATGAGCCAGTTACCTCCATTATCAGTTTGAAAAGGAAGTCGTACCCAAACGGTAGGAAGAACATCGCTAGCATTAGGGATGCGTCTCTTAAGGTTGTTAATTTCTTTCTTTGCTTTCTTAACATGTTCACTTTCCATACATTTAGTATTCGTTAACGACCCTGTCCTCTATACTTAGAGACAGCTTTATCTTTAGGACCGCTAGACTTTCTAGCTTTCCCACCTTTACGTTTACCAAAGGTGATCTTACGAGATTCACCACCTGCTTTTCCTTTTGCCATTTTTTAGGTATTAAGGATAAATTACAATTTCAAATTGCCAAACTGCTGGTGCTGTTATTTGGGATATATTAGCTGCTGAACCATCATTAGTAAATACATCAAATGTGCAACTGCTGTCATTGCTTCTTTGAAATATAGGTGTCAAAATTCCAAATGTGAAAGCGTTTGTGCTTCTAATTGCATTAGACGTACAAAATGTTTTATTTAATGTAAAAATATTGCTCGATGATGTAACTGTAATAATGTTAGTACTACTAGTAACACTTATGGTTGCTCCTGTTGTATTTATTAATTGTGTAGTACTAGCTAAACCAGATGTTAGTGTAACTGCAAAAGCTATTGTCGGATAACCAGCACTTACATTTGCCCATGAAGCTGTTGTACCATTTGTTGTTAAATACTTACCATTTTCCCCCGTTTGTGATGGTAACAAAGCGTTGATTGCGCTGCTTGCACTCGTTTGTCCAGTACCACCATTAGCAATTGGTAAAGTACCGGTAACATCAGCGGTACTAATATTAATCGCATCCCAACTCGCAACTGAACCATTTGTGGTAAGATACTTACCATTTTGCCCGGTTTGTGTTGGAATTGCAAGATTTGCTACATTTTGAGTACTTGCTTTTAATGTTACACCTCCCTGTACAAGAGGTAGTTGTTCTGTCCCTGTAAGGGGTGCAGCTGCTGTAAGCTGACTAATTTTTTTGTCTGACATTTTTATAATTTTTAAAGGGTTTAAAGGATTATGCGACTTCCGTCTTCTTGTAATAAATAATTACTGTCTCCAGGTACACTATCTTCTAAAAGAATAAAGTTACCCAACTGATCAGGATCACAGCAGAGATTGATAGTTACGTCTCTCCATAAACCTCCATCTTTTGGATAAGATTCTCCTAGAACTAGTGAACCAGGTACAATATTTCCTGATTTAGTGTAACGAACAAATCCTTTCATTTTACTTGTAGTAGTAAAAGCAGGGTCGTCACAACATAGATCTGTTACCACTTCTCCCCATAGTGCTGGACCTTCAGGGTAACTACCTTGTGTAATAATCATACTACCTGGAACAATTTTTCCAGATTTAGTATATCTAACAAATGCACGTTTTTTGGACATAATAATTAATTTTAATCGTTAGACAGAGCTTTTGCAGCTTCTACCAAAGCTCTAGCTTCTTCAATAGTTTTACCTTCTTTTAAGTAGTCAGACACTCTTTTATCTTTAGCATCTCTAATTGCTTGTTCTTCTGGGGTTACTTTTTTAATTGGCATGATGTTTAAATTTTAAGGGTTAACAAATGCAGCCCATCCTTTTATTACAAGACTAGCTTGAGCTGCTAAACCTAGAGCAGATGGTATAGCATTAGTGCCTCCACTAAGATCAACATAACCATTACTAAGACCATTGTCATCAAGTGTAATGAGAACATGATCTACAGAAGCTTCTGTTAAAGCATTATAACTCAACTCAACATCATTCAAGTTTACACAACCTGTAATGTTTATATGTTGCAATCCTGTACTTACATTATATAACTCTGTCATTGTAGTGATACCTGTAAAATCTAAAGAGGTAAATGCCATATCATCACCATCCCATTCACCAATACCTTCTAATTTTTGAAGATTGCTTATTGCTACAGCTGTACCAGGACCAAACCCAATCTCAAAATCTTGAATTTGAGAAGGATTGTCTATACATAAATAAACAGTGTGAGGGATTAAACCTTCCAAGTCATATTCAAAATCATAATTACTTCCATCAGCAACAAGAGAAAAACTCTCACTCACTGTAGGTGTCCATTGAATACTTCCTGTTAAATTAGATCCTCCATCTCTAACCTGTAATGTGAAACCATACTCTCCACTTTCACTATCTGCAATAGCTTGTATTGCTATACAGCATGTGTATCCACCATCTTGAATAGTGTTACAACATAAGTCTGCTGGAACCTCACTCCATGTAGAGGGTCCATTTGGATATGATCCTGATGTCAGGATCAAACTCCCAGGTACAATCTTTCCATGCTTACTGTACCTTACAAATGCTCTTTTTTTCATTGTTATTATTTTTTGGGTTTAGCAATAGGTTTTGGTTTACCACAACCACAGCCATATAAAATGTTATTCTTTATCATTACAAAGATTTAAGCATTTCAATCATCTTAGGATGTGGGTAGATGTCTATCTTATCAGTGCGGACAGAATTGTGAGTGAAAACTCCTTTCTCTCCTCTTAATGCACGTTTTGACACATCCCATATATCCTCATTGTAATCTAATGGAATACCATAGCGGTTGTTCCATAGAAGTAGAAGATCTTTTACAGATTCAATCTGTTTATCAGTGTAGTTGTGGAAGTATTCATATCCTTTGTATGGGGTATCTAATTGGATCACCTCATCTTCAGGAACCACTCTATTAACATAGTTAAAATACTTACCACCAACTTTTTTTAATTGACCCCAGTTACATATTTCTATTCCTATAGATATTCTATCAAGACTTCTATAAGAAACTCCATGTTTCTGGAATGTACTTTCTTTTAATCCTAGATGGAATGCCCAGTACTTAGAACTAAATCCTTGTACTATTTGTCCATCTACAGATCCTTTACCAGATATAGATACACAAGTGGCAATCCTTTCTTTATTAGCTTCCCAGTGTTTAAATACATTAACACCATCAGAATTACCTGCAGTGTGATGTAAATATATCTGAGATTTAGGATGCTCTTCCTTAATGTATTGACTTTCAGGAAAAGGAGTCTGGATCAGATTCATTTCTTTTTCTTTGAAGGTTTAACCTCGATAGTTTCTTCAGTGAAGAAGTTAGAAATGAACTTACCAAGCACTGCTACCACCATAATAATGGTTCCCGCTAAAGGATGTCCATTCATAATGACAATGCTAGCACCAAAAGTACCAGCTGCTGCAAGACTATCACCCAAAACGCGCAGGCGTTTAGGAGTGGGAGCAAAGTAGTGTTTGAATCCGAACTTCATATTATTTCAGTTTAATTTTCCAGTAGGATTGTAAACCATAAGACACTTGTCCGCTAGTATTAAGTCCCACTGATACACCATAGATTTGGTCTCTCTTGTTCTTCAAGAGCAAACCTGCGTTTATACCATTAATCAGTTCTGCAGAATTACCTGAGATCTGACCTCCAGCATACACCTGTCTCGTCTTAGGAGCAGGTAAGGTGATTGTTTCCTTTATAATAGGATACTTTACATTCACCTGGGTGGATCTACCAACCACCATGTTTTTCTGCACCGTATCTGTAATTTTAACGTATCCGATTGAATCTACAGATATACTATCTCGTTGGATGTTCTTCGTAAGTAGTTCATTTACAACACTTTCGTATTGTTTTAATAGTGCATTATAGTTAGTATCGGGTAGATATTCTTTAATGATTGTTTCACGTGGAACATCTATAGGAATAGTTTTAATAATCTGCGGTCTAGAATAAATAGTAGAATCCTTTACCACCCATACTGTATCACGAACTACAGTGGGTGTACCAGGCGGTTTAGGATCATTACAACGTTGTAACAACACCAAAAGAATCAGTACAATCACTATTAGGTTATGGATATTACCCTTCAAGTGATTAAGAAGTGACTCTTTTAAGGTAGATGTTGAACTTTTTCTTTTTGCTTTCATTGATAATCAGATCTTTAGATGCGTAGTATATATTATTTTCTTTAGGTTCTTCTCCTAATGGACTGGTTTCCAACAACATAGCAGTTGTTTTGTTGTCATTATAAACCAGTCTTTCTAGGTTATCGATCCTAGTTTTATCAATGTTAGACTGTGCTAGCAGTTCCTTAATATCAGACTTCATCTCTGATACATCTCTCCATATTAGTGTCCCTAAGATCGTTACTAGGGACGGGAACAGCCATATTTTTAGTTTAGTAGCGATATCTTGCTGGGACATAATCCATGGGGTTTTAGCGCATTATGCGGTGAAACATTTAACCATAGACAGGACAGCAACCTCTAACCCACTTATATTCAACAGGTTATGGTTCTTTAAAAATATTTTGTGAATTACTTGTAAATATTTCATTGATTCTGTACCTTCGTCTATATAAATATACATAGTGTATGCAGAGCATACTCTACAGTATAATATAACGATTTTTTTGGAATCTTCAATGTATTAACCCCTAAACCTTCTGCATTTATGATGCTTTCGACCAAAGAGTACCAACAAAGACTTGCTTATAAGATGAGCAAAGCTTTTATAGAGGAACTATTTGAAAAAACTGGTATGCACGCAACTATCAAAATTGAGAATCTTAAGATGTCCTACTTGGAAAATGGACCAATCAATAAGATAATTAGTCTTGATATTTTAGAAAACAATTTACTGAAAGTTGTCCCAATTCCTTTGGACAAAAACCCAATGAGAACCAACTCAAGAAAAGGAGAGTATGTAGAAGTGAGATGTGTATTTTGTCACATTGCTTGTAAAGTGTTGGGATTTAGTCTGGTTGCTGTAGCTAGACATATCAAACGTGATCACACAAGTATTCTTCATATGAACAAAAGAGCAGATCAACTGCTGGAGACTGATGAAAGATTCAGGAACTTTTACAAAATTATTTTTGACGCTTTAAATAAAGAACAACATGTTGATGCTGTTTGATTACATAACAAACCTAAATCTGACACCTAATGAGTTTTATACACTCCTTTCTATCTACCACAAACAAATTCCAAAGATTCCCACTTTGCAGTATGAGCTAAAGAAGTTAGAGTCAACAGGATATATACAAGACAGCAAGCTGACTAACAAAGCAGTTGAAGTGGTAGAAAAGTTTGAAGCAACGTTTAAGTCTTCTGCTGGGAAGGTTACACGTAATGTGAAACTTTCAGATGATGAGCTCGAAAGAGTAAAAGAATATAGAGAGGTATTTCCAAAAGGTATGTTACCTTCAGGATATCCATCAAGAGTCCCTGTAAAGGAGTTGGAAAAGAAGTTCTTGTGGTTTCATTTAAACTACGATTATGACTGGGATACTATTATCAAAGCTGCTAAAAAGTATGTATCAGAATATGAATCTCAGTCTTATAAGTATATGAAGACATCTGGTTACTTTATAGCAAAAACAGAAAAGAACATAGTTATATCCACATTAGCATCTTATTGTGATATGATAAAAGAAGGTGATGATCATATACCAACAAGTGTAGAAACCCATAAAGTATTATAAATGAGACTACCAGAGTGGATACACAGATTGATTATATCTATCCTTTTCTCAATTATAAACTGGAAACTTGTAGATTTTTTGATTATTGATATTGGATTTATCAAGTATATACTTATAGAAATATCGATACTTGGTATGTCACATTGCCTTATATTTGTATATAAATTAACAGGAATAGAACCAGACGAAAAAGATGAGCAAAAGGATACACATTAGTGAAGCTTATAGTAGTGCAATTGATTACATTCATAAGAGGAGAAGCGGTGAAGAAAAAAGCATCAAGACTCCTTGGGAAAAAATGAATCGTGCAACATTTAACGGATTAGAATGGAACAACATTATTGTAATAGGTGGTAGACCTGGAGGTGGTAAAACAATGCTTGCTAATCTTATAACAAGAGAAGCACATAAACTTAATCCAGATCAAGACTTTGCAGTGTTAGACTTTCAATTTGAAATGTTAGCAAAGCATACAGCAATGCGAGAGTTTTCTGCAAAAACAGGAGTACAGTCTACAAAACTTGCCAGCGTATTTGATGAGGTGAGCGATGCAGAAGTGCAAGCAGTACTTAGTTATGTAGAAAACAATAAGAATAAAGACATCTATATCATAGAACAACCCGGATCTGTAAAGCAGATACGTAAGGATATAGAACAAGCTTTAATAGACTTTAATAAACCCTTGATTGTCACTATAGATCACTCTATTTTGGTGAGAAAGGATGCATCAGAAAAGGATAGTTTTGAAACTCTTCATAATTTATCCAAAATGATGACGGAACTTAAGAGATTTAAGGTTATCTTTATAGTCCTGACACAGCTCAATAGAGATTGTGAAAGTGTTGAAAGATTAAAACCTGGAACTTTTGGTAACTACCTACTTGATTCAGATATATATGGAGGTGATGCATTGTTGCAACACGCAGATCTTGTTCTTGGAATTAACAATCCATTCAAACACGGTCTTACACAATATGGTCCACTCAAGTATACAATAAGAGATAAATCAACTTTAGTAGTACACTATTTAAAAAATAGACACGGAGAATCTAATCAGTTATCCTTTATGCGTGCAGAATTTGATCGTATGATGATATATGATATGGATGCTCCACCAACAGCAATAAGACCCAAATAAACATCAAAATGAAAACACAAAACAAAATGGAAAGAAAAGTAGCAGAGTCCATCCTTAGAGAAAGGAATATGGACAACTTTAAACGATTAGGATTTATGGAACCGCCATTCTTTAAGATTAAGATGGCGTACATCCCTACGGACAGAATAGTATCTGAACTGGTTGTAGGAATGTTTGACTCAGAATTAACAAAGACAGAAGGTGTATACATTGAGTTAACAGATGGTGATAACCTACCTCTGAACACTGAACCTACACTTTATTATCTTCCGTATAGAGCAGATTATAAACAAGCATATGTTAATCATTTACAGAAGTCAGGAGCTGATCGCTATCTAGTTCCTCTTGATACTCTCATCCTTGTAGATGTACCAAAAGAATCTAAAAGTACAAGTAGTCAAAATATAGAATTACCACAACCAACAGATGAAGAATATCCTGACTGTCACTATTCTGAGTTAACAGCAAGAGATAGAGCTTGTATTGACTTACGTGTTCCAGAGAGTAATAAGCAGTGGTTAAACGATCTCATCAAAAAATCAAATAAACAATAACAATGGCACAAAGTATCCTCATCATCGCAGAGTCTGGATCGGGTAAGTCTACCTCGATTGAGAATCTGAAACCAGAAGAAACATTTATCATCAACGTAGCAAACAAACCTCTTCCGTTTAAAGGATGGAAAAAAAAGTACACGCAATTTGACATTGCCACCAAGAAAGGTAATGTAGCAGCTGTATCAAAACCTGCTGATATTGAAGCAGTTCTGAAGATTATTAACAATGAGCGTAAAGAGATTAAAAACATTGTTATTGATGACTTTCAGTATATGAGTGCATTTGAATATTTTGGAAGAGCTAGCGAGAAAGGTTATGAGAAGTTTACCCAGATGGGTGCTGCTCTAGCTCACATTGCAAAGCTTCCTATTTTAATGCGTGACGATCTTATGGTATTCTATCTTACACACGCTGAAGAATCTACTGACCTAGAAGGTAAGCGTAGAGTGAAAGCAAAAACTATTGGAAAAATGGTTGACGAAAAGTTGACGTTGGAAGGATTATTTTCCATAGTTTTGTTCGGCAAAGTGAAGAAGAATAAAGAAGGAGAGTTACGTTATGTATTTGAGACGCAGAATAATAGTGAGAACACCTGTAAAAGTCCAAAGGGTATGTTTACTACCTTCGAGATTCCAAACGATTTGCAATTTGTAAGAGAAGCAATCATTGCTTATGAGAATTAATAACTTTATAAACTATCAATCATGTTAACAACAAAGGACATCCAAACACAGAAAAGTGGTGGTAAGACACCCAAAATTTTTAGACCTAGCAACATTAAAGCTAAAGTGAACAGCATATTTGTTCAGCAACAAAAGTCTAATCCCGATGCATTGTTTCTTATAATGAATCTAGAAGGAGAAGATCTAGGTCCAGAGTTTGAAGGGTTTTATTATAACTCAGAGAAACCTGAACTAGGTCGTGCAAAAGGTCAAGTGGCACGCGTTAAGTTCTCACAATACTCATATAAAGATATGGTGACTAAATCTGGTTACCCTGTTTCAAGAGACCGTCAGATTTTACGTGACATTGTTTCTTTAGCAGAAGCATTAGGTGTAAGAACTGAAATTGATAATATCGAATCTGAGAGCATTGAAGATTTTGTAGCAGCTGCATCAAAGTTTCTTAATAACGGAGTATTTCTAAACTGGTGCATTGGTGGTTCTGCATATCTAAAAGATGATGGCAACAAAGATTACACTCTCTATCTACCAAAATATGATAGATCAGTATCTACAGTTAATTTTGCACCACTAGAAAAAGCAGATGCTGTAACAAAGTTTGCATATGAAAAGCATGTGCAAGACGATACAAAGAAAGCAGATGAACCTGTATCAGGTTGGGATGCTCCAGCAGCTTCTAAATCAGAAAACTGGAAACCAACAGGATTCGAACTCTAATACATTAACATTTAAAACAAAAGGGGTGGGAGTTTCTCACCCCTATTTTGTCTATGCTATCCACGAAATATCTTTTACAAACATGTAAAAATGTTCCGGATACGTGGATGTTTGAACACTACTGTAAGCTTACAGAAAAACTTACAGGACAAAGTATTAAGATCAACTCGGTGTTTAATTCAAAAGATAAGACACCTAGTATGTGCATCTACGTATTTGAGAAGACTAATAAGTATGTATTTAAAGACTTCTCTACAGGTAAGGGTGGTGGTCCAATAAAGCTTGTTCAAGAACTATTTTCTATAGACTACCACACAGCTAGAGAAAAGATTATAGAAGACTATAACAATTACATTCTCCTAAATAATGGTGATGCTCATAAGATTACCGAATTTAAGGTGAGAAGTAGGTTTAAAGTTACTAGTCATAAGATAAGAAAATGGACCGCACGCGATCAAAAATTCTGGTCTCAGTTTAACATCTCATCTTTATTACTTGAGCGATATAATATAAAACCCTTAGAAAGCTATACAATGTCTAAAGAAGAAGACGGTGAGCTTAAGAGTTTAGAAATTAAGGGATTACTATTATATGGTTACTTTACTGCTGAAGGTACTTTATACAAAATATATCAACCGAATGTAAAGGAGCATAAGTTTATAAAGATCAAAGATTATCTACAAGGATCTGACCAATTAGAAGAAGGACATTGTCTTATAATAGCATCTAGTCTTAAAGATACAATGGTAATGAAGTCATTAGGAATAAAATGCAGCTTTATAGTTCCTGACTCAGAGAATACAATAATCAAAGAGATTGTAAT